GTTGTTCGTTGCTTTCATGCGCACCATCAGAAGCGACACATCATCAAAATGATCAGGACCGTCAACAAAGGCTTTCAGCCCTGCCCATAGAATGCCGTTTCCGGCGCGGCTTGACAGATCCTTGGTATTGGTGCGTCGTAACCGGACTTCATAGCGCCCCGGTAACGAAAGGTCGTATTTATAGGAAAGTCGCAACACATCGTTGGTCGCGGCAGTTTTGGTTTCCTGACCCAAAACAACCCAGTCGCCATCTGGTTCATCATCATCATTAATCGCACGGCATTGCACATCCCATGTGACGGTGCGACTTGCAAAACTACCGTTGTCGTTGGCGTAGTAAAGGCCTCGATCAAACACCACATCAATACCAACCTGATTGGCAAGGCTATCAACCGGGTTCAGGACAAACGACCCGCACCACGTTTCGCTTTCAACCTCGTTGATGCCAGGCAGTTCCTGCCCGGAAACTTCATCGCGCGTAATGACATTAATATCAAACAGCGTGGCGGTTTCGCCCGGTTCAACAATTTCATAGGTGATTTCATCAAAATTGCTGATGTCGGTATCGGCGATTTTGATTTTTTCAACATCATACCGGCCTAGACCAAGGCATAGCGGCATGTGAATATATTGGTCATTGTCGATATATTCAGACCATGCCGTTGAAATGATCATATCGGGGTAGCGTTTATGCCGCCCATATTGGGCGGGAATTACGCTGCCCAGCCGCGCACTGTTTGCCTGCCCTTGAAGGCTATAGGTCGGGCTGGGTGACTGGTAGCTGCCTGATGAATAGGATGCAACAGACGGTTTTGGGGCCGGGATTAGGGCATTTACCAGCGCGTTTCCTGCCGCCGTAACCGCAATGCCGACTGCGGCAGATACCGCAGCATAGCTTGCCGTACCCTGTACAAAACCAAGCGCACCCGCAGCGGCACCGCCCGTATAAATTGCCGCAACCATAATCGCGACGGTCAAAACGATTTGCAGCGGATTTGATCCGCCACCACCCCCGCCACCACCATGCGGCAGGGCCCAGAACTGGCAAATATCACCTGGTTTAATGACTGTCACGGCCCACGCTTCGCGCAGAACAGGCCGGTCATTGTGAATGCAAACAGTTGGTACCTGGAATTCGGAAATTCCCTGATTATCCAGCCATTGGCGAATGGTAACAGGTCGGTCCAGGCAAAAAACTTCGCGCCCCTGCGATGGTTCGATGAAGTTGTGAACGCGCACAACAATACCGGCCTGCAAACCGTCATATGTTTGCAATTGCATGTTTTTAACCCTTGAACTGGTAAATCCCGCTAATGCGGTAGCCATGTGCGGAAAGCTGATCGATCGGCTGAAAAACAACACCCAGCCGCTCAATACAATGCAGCACCCCGCCACCTGTCGCGGTTTCCACCCACATGCCGATATGGCCGGGGCGGCGACCTTGTCGCAAAACCACACATGCCCCCTCGCACGGTGATTGCAGCTTTTGCCAGCGTGAACCGGCAAGTTCATCGCGAATGGCCCGCATTTGACCGAGCGCGTTTTTCGGCACATCAATTTCAGGCAGGGGGCGGTTAAATTGCTTTTCGCTGGCATAACGAACAAGGGCCCAACAGTGAAAACTGTCGGGCCCTTCGCCTTCGGGATGATATGGCAGGCCGATATATTCAGCCGCCCAATGGAATGCGCCGGTCATGTCACCAACCCCGGAAATATTTCAGGATCATAGGTTTTGCCCGGAAACGCCTTGTTTCCGACATCAAGCATACGAATGCTGCCACGAACCACCAGCGGGTCGGCATCAACGTCGGCAAGTGTCAGGGTTAAGGGCGGGTCCCATTGAGGCCCCTGAATGTCATTGGAATTATAGGGCCGGTAAGTCACTTCGATCTTGTTCTGGCTGCTTGCAGCTAATGCCAGCGCGTCGGACATTTCTCGTCCGACATTATCAATCTGCAACCGGGCTTCAGGCACAGCAACCGTATCGATGTCGGGCAATTGCAATTCAAATGCCAGGGCAATGAAAGCCACCATCTGACCACCATCAAGCGGCGCACCGTTTTCCAGCCGCGCCACCAGCCCGATCTGCTTGCGATCTTCATATTTCATTGCGTCCAGAATAGGGGCCACATCCGGGTCGCCTGCGGCTAGCCAAGTTTTATCATCCGGGTAATTGCGGACCACGCGGATCGGGGCAGCAAAATCAGGATGCCGGATTTCAAGGGTATGAAGTGTCAGGATATCAGCCGGGGCCGACGCATAGGCTTCGCGCAAAGCCGCGCTCATTTGTTCGTTTGGCATTGCATCCGATCCAGCATTAAAAGCCCAACCATGACCGTTGTTTTCATCCCGTCCGCCGCCAAATGTAAATCGCGACAGATGGTTGCATGTTGTTGTGGGGGGCATTGCCTCCCTCGCTCACGATATTGAGATTATGAGTGTGCGCACCTGCACCACTTGTTGTGTATGTCGATGGATAGTTTGTATATGCGTCGTTTGTGCCCAACGTGTGAGCATCGTTAGTATTTGTTGTGCCAGACCCCAGATATACAGCATGCGTGTGCGCGCCTGCGCTACTGGTGGTAGACCCTGCGTGACCATGCTGAGCTAATTCAGGTACAGTCAGCACATGGCTGTATTCTCCGGCCTGATCCCCAGCGGCAAAGGTGCGTTCCTCGCTGTTGCTGTCAGTAAAAGTACCGACCCCGATTAACGCTTGCCCTTGGGCAAATGCCGCCCAGGTGCCGAACCCTAGGGTTGTCTCCGGGGTGGTATCGGTCGCGCTCAAATACAGCGATCCAACAGGATAGACCGCCGACAGAACGTTGGCAGCCACCTTGTCTAACGTCACCGCCCCGTCGGCGATCAGGGCGGTTGTGACACCCCCTGCCTCGGCCACAGACAGTGGTGCGAACTTCTTTCGCAGGAACGGGATAAGTTTTGCCAAATCCATTACATCCACCTTACGAGCCGGGTTGCAGGTTCAATGATCAGGCGCTGGCCAGTCGCCTCAAAATGCGCCTGGTCAAATGCGGTGATGATCGCGAAAATGTGGTCATTGCAGATCACATTCATATGAAAACGGTCATCAATTTGAGCCGGGGTTACGATATTTCCGCCTTCGTCCAGTTCCGGCGATGTTATTTGCAACCGCCCAATCGGCACCAATTGCCATTCATGGGTTGCTGCGATCCAGTTTTGTCCGTCGTGTAACAGGCTGTTTGATTGGGTTTCGCCTGTCATTTCGTTCGTGATGATGGTTGACAAGGCGGCAATCATTGCGGCCTCGCTGGTCGCAACAAGGCACAAGTCATGGGTCAATGGGGTCATTTTGTCACCATTGCGTTGAGGTCTGCTTCGGGGAGGTAGTGGTTATAGATGGCGAACCGCTTGAGGGTTACGGTCCCAAATTTGATGTAGCAAATGCCCGCAGGCATTACTGAGGGGACCAACTCCGCAATATCTGTTGCGCCTGTTTTAGTGAGACGAAGAGTGGTGGTGTTGAATTGAAACGCACTGAGCACATCGGTCGCGCCCACATTAGGCACAATCGTCGATGTGGTCGATCCACCGTTAGCCTTAGCTGACGCGCCCATTTGCCCGTTATTTGCGGATTGATAGATATGGTAAAGGTTATCGTTGGTCCCATCAGACAAATCAACAAGGCCAGGGACGGCGCTGTAACCGGAGAGCGGGGTATCTGTGTCTAACAAGACCGTATGGCCGTCAGCCGAACTATCCCAGCCCTCAAATGGTACCAGCTCAGTCAGTTTCAAGTCTGTCCAATAAACACTGGTATTTGAGGGAACGCCGTCGGCACGCAAATGCAATTGAAGTGTGCCATAGGGGATTGTAATATCACCAGTATAGCTAGGGTTTATTTGCCTGAAACCTAAAGAAATACCACCCAGGCCGATAAAATGGAATGATCGCAAATAACCGTTATCTGCGTGAAACCGCAATCGGAACCGTTTTCCCTGCCATGACGCAGGTACATCAATTCCTGCAATAACAGCCCCTGTTGTTGGGCTGGATACGACGAGACCATGTGTGGGGTCTTGAGAAAGCACACAGTCGTTTTTGGGATAGACCCCCGCAATTGATGCAGTGAAATCCTGATCGAACACGATATCGGCTTCAACCGGTCCGATTATCAGAACATCGGCGGTCGTCGCATAAGCCGCGCCTTCGGTAATAACTGGCACAAATGACGGTGCGGCACCGACTTCGCATTGGTTCAGAATAAACCAGACCGTCGCACCTGCTTCCGCCACGATGGCGCATTGCCCAGACCTGTCAGCAGGCATGTCCACCGTTTTATGGATACGCTCATAGCCGGTATTGGTGAAATTTTGTGCGCCAAAGCCCCCCGCCATGTCAACGCGCCCACCATTAGTGGTTCTACACCACGCCGAGATTGTTGTAACCGCACCGGGGGTGCTGGTGTTGCCTGTTATTGCGACGTAAACAGTCGAACTTCCCAAGCTGTTGTCCAGCTTAAAAACCATCCCGTTTAAGGTGCCTTCGCGTAGTAATTGTTTAAGAACATGGACTTTGCCAAGTTCTTCGGTGTCATTCACAACAGAGAACACCGCATTTTCGTCGCCATAAGGCCCTTGAATGCCGGTTAAATCTGTCGGGGTGGCGTTCCAGTTCGCGCACGAACTGCGGAAACTAGGCAAAATCAATTTGCCCTTATATTCATAAGTTTCAGGGTCGAAATGATCGCGTAAAATACCACTTTCGACCATTGTGTATTGGCCAGCGGCATTAAATCCGATGCCTTTACCTGGCCTTGAAAACACAAACGGCGCGGGAAGCGGTTGCCCCGGTTCGGCCACCTCAAACAAGGCCGTTTCGGTTGGCGTGCGCCATGCCGGTTCACTCGATGCTTCAGCCAGCACCGCCGCAACGTTCGCGGCTGCGCCGATGGCTTCCATCTTTGCATTCTCTGCACGATCTGCATTGCTGCGCACTGTATCTGCATTTAACGCAAGTTCTCTGTCATATTTCGCATTCATATCCTTGACCGCTTTTGCAAGCGAGGATACGGAGCCGTTTTCGGTGTTGACGGTTTTTGTATCATTACCATGCACGATGTCGTGCATGGTCGTCGCATCGGCCTTAATGGTTGCCGATGCGTTTTCAATGTCTTGCTGAAGGGTCATGTTAAAGGCTCCATCCCCCTGCGCCTGGCAGAGATGAATTGGTCAGATAATGAAAACTGTTAATCGCGCCGATCAACCCGGAAACATCTTCGGACAGGGCGATGTCAAGCGCCTCTTCGCTAAGAACAGGACGTTCGCGGACCTCAAGAGTCGAACTGACAATCCACGTAACCCCACTGTTCGCAGAACCCGTAACCGTCTTGCCGCCACGTTTGGCTTCAACGGTATAGGACCCACTGCCTTTACCAATAAAGCGCGCCTCATGAACCACCATGCCCAGTCCGCCAAGCAAGGTGATGTTGAAATAGGCCGCCCCCTCACGGGCTTTGGTTTTCCACCACGCTTCAAACAGCGCAAATTGCCACATGGTAAAACGCCAACGCACAGGAATGCGCGTTGGCGTCTGGGTGAATTGGGCGCGTTGCCGGGCACCACCGCTTTCCATTTCAGTGCGCAAAATTGAATCGGTGGGTTCAATCCCATAGCCCTGAAATGTCGGTAGCGGTAACTGATCCGGCCAGTCCACATTTGCCGTCATTATGCTACCTCCGTGCGCCTGCGGCAGGGTCGAGGCCGTAGCGGTTTTCAATCACATCTGCCAACCCTTTGCCGCGTGCGATGTTATTTGACATCCGCCCTTCGATTTCTTCGACAAACACGTCGATGGTCAGGCCACCACTGCCGTCTTTTCGTGCCGTTGCCGATGCTTCGGCAACACGCCCCGCATTGTTGTTCACGTTCAGCTTCACCGATAAAGGTTGATCCTTCGCCGATGCTATATTCGCCAATGCCATCAGGCTTTGCGCCGTGTTTTGCTGTTGGGCCTGTGTCAGCACGCGTTCATTATCAAGCGCGATAATCGGCTTTTCATTGTGGGCCAATGCCACCGAACCGCCACCGTGAAGACGCGGAGCATCGTCAAACAGTGACAAATCAACCTGCCGCGATTGCGTGCCGGTGCCAATCTGTCCGCCATCATGATAGATGCCCGCTGTATAGCTGTTGCCAAACGTTGTCGAAGAACTTGCCATTGCGGCGGTACTGCCGCCGAACAGGCTGGAAAAATAACCTCCAACACTTTGTGCCAGCGGGCCGGTAATGTTCTGGCGGATCATCAACCGGGCAAAATCCGCCAGCATTGATGTCACCATTTCCGTAACGGCCTGGCTGGCGGTTTTGGTGTGTGTTGCGATGCCCGTCAGGCTGTTTTCAAGTGCGCCGAAACCACCCTCTACAAGGTCTTGAGTGTTCGCTGCCGCATCTGTTGCGCTTTCCGAATAGTCGCGAAATCCGCGAATAGCCCCGTCTGTCCATTCGCGAGAGGCATCCAGACGTCTGCGCTGATCTTCTTCGTATTCGCGGGTAATTTCCGCTCGTTTGCGACGTGCCGTTTCTTCCGCAATAACACCGGCATTTAACAGGCGGTTAACCTCATCTAATGCCTTTGCCCGCTTTTCTTCGGCGGTCATGACACTTTTGGTCATTTGCGCCCCGTCGCGTCGGGCGTCGGTGGCGTCCTTTTCGGCCTGTTGCTGTTCGCGCAGTTTTAGGACTAGATCGGCAATCTGGTGGGCTTCCTTGGTGCCACCTTCAATCCCGGCCCGCTGCAATTGCAGATAAACTTCGCGCCCGTAGGCGGTGCGGTTTAACTGATCAAGCTGAAATTTCAGCGCGTCGGTAACGGCTTTAATCTTGTCAGCCTGTTTCTGATCGTCACTGGTTCCAACAGATACAGTTGGTGCCGATACCTGTTCAGTCGAATTCCGTCGTGCCAGTTCCGCCTGCAAAGCCATGAGCTGTTCTTGTGCGGCCTTGGCTTCCTTGCGCAGATTGCGCACCTTCGTTTCGGCATTCAGGATATCGCTATCACCAAACCCGAAGGGCAGTTCATTTGATTGCGCTTGCGCAAACTCCGCTTCAGCGGCGCGCAAGGCTTCAATCTTTTGCTGAAATGCGGCATCGGCTTCATTCGCCCGGTTTTCCAACCCGCGCAGGGAAACAGCATCAATGTCACGAAAAGCATCGACCGTATCGGCGACAAATCGCGCCAGGCTGGCGAAGGCATCGGCAACCGTCGATGCCACCGGTGCCAGATCGACAAGCGCACTGTTTAACTGGATATCGATCAGTTTTTGAAGCTGATCCAGCTTGTCGCGTGCTTCATCTGCGCGGTCGATTAAAGCGCCGTCGATGACATAGCCCAGATCACGGGCTTGCTTCATCATGCCGGAAATGGCTTCATTGCCCGCATTGATCATGCGGACAAATTGTTCACCACCGGTGCCACCAAAAATTTCATCAGCGACGCGCAATCGCGCGGCCTGACTTTCAAGCCCTTTCATGCGCGAAACGACTTCAAGGAACATTTTCCCTGTGTCACCAAGCTGGCCTTGCAGTTCTTTTTGCGTAAATCCCAGTCGCTTGAATGATTCAGCCG